AGCTGGGTCTTCTGCACAAGATTGGCAAAAGCTATTACCTGAAGTGGTTCAAGAGGCTAATGACGAAGATAGAACACTGTCTTTAGCTTACGGTAATGCAGCGTTAGTCTCTGTAGTAGAACTTGCAAAATATAACATACAACTACAAGCCAGAATCGAAAAGCTTGAGGCACTTGTTAACAAACTAATTGCAGATTAATTTATTATACTTGATTTTCTAGTAGAATTGTGATATAATAATTTTTATATTGCGTTAAATAGGGATAATATGGAAACAATTTATAAAGCTAAAAGCTTTTCTCCTACCGATGCAATGAAGAATAATGCAAAGCGCGGACTAACCCTGAGAGAGAAATACTCTCGCGGTGGTTTAGATGCAGCTCAGGCTAAAGAAGAAGGTGTAGGTTCTGGCGTAGCCAGAGCAAGAGATATAATTAATGGTAATCTCAGCCTAGATACTGTTAAGAGAATGTCAGCTTTCTTCAGCAGGCACGAGAAAAACTATAAACCTGAAAAGAAAATGCCAGATGGTGGCCCTACAGCAGGCACAATTGCTTGGCTACTTTGGGGTGGCTCTGCAGGTGTAGCGTGGTCTAGAAGAATATTAAAGCAAGAAGAGTTGACAAAAAGCTCCAGTAGTGCTTCTGTGCATGACAGCAGCAGATTAACTATCGTTAAGGCTTTAGAGGAAGAATTGAAGCAGGTTACTTATGTAGCAATGCTCCCAGATCATACGGATCTTCACGGAGATTATACATCAGAAGAAGAAGTTCGTAAGGCTAAAGAGTCCTTCAATAAATCCATGATGAGAGCTAACTTGTTTCATTTAGTTATGACAGATACTTTTGATATTATTGAATCTTACTTAGCTGCTTGTGACATGACACTAAACGGACAGTTCGTGAAGAAAAGCACATGGCTAATTACCTTGCAAATACACGATGACTTTCTTTGGCAGATGATTAAAGATGATGAAATTACAGGTATATCTATCGGTGCTTTGGCTAATGTCGAAGACGCAGATGAATAACATAAAGGAATACAATGCAAACAACGCAAAAGACAATTAAGACTAAGCGCAAACTAAGTAATATTGATTTTAGTGCAGAAGGCTCGCATATTGCTCTTGTATCTAAAGATCAAGGTGGCCCTGCATCAGGTGCTGATTATAAGTTAGTACTGAAAGCTAGTAACTTTAGCGAAGAGTTTGTGCAAAAGATGCAACAGGTTCGTGTTACAATGGAGCTACCAGATTTTCTTCGTAAGTTTTTCTCCTTATATGGAGATGATGCAGAAGTATTAGCTCTTATGATGGGTTACGAACCAATGCACACGATGCCTGATGGTACAAGTATGGCTAAAGATGATCATGAAGATTACATTATGTCTAGGTTAGAATCTTACGAGGTAATGAAGTCTGCTTACGGTGCTGAGAGTCTTTCACAAGTTCTATCTGAGTTAGATGAAAACGAATACTTAGCACTATTAAATGATCAAGCTTTGATCGAGAAAGCATTTGACAAATTAGAAAAAGCATATAAACCAAAAGTTGGTGATATGGTTTCATGGAACTCCAGCGGTGGTAGAGCTACTGGTAAGATTGAGAAGATTTTACAAGATGGAACAATCAAAGTACCCAATACAAGTTTCAGCGTAAAAGGGAGTAAAGATAATCCTGCTACGCTGATTAGACTTTATAGAGATGATGAACCTACGGATGTTCGTGTAGGTCACAAATCTTCTACACTTACTGAAGTACAGAAGTCTCTAGATACAGAATCTAAACCTACTGCTTTTGCAGAAGATAATGATACCTCAACAAACGCTAGCGTTGAGACAAGCCAAGGGGTGTCTACCTCTGTTAACAAAGAAGAATTGGAGAAATCTAAGATGGATGACGAATTGAAAGTCGAAACTGTAGAAAAAGCTCAGTTTGAACTTGTGCAAAAAGCTCTAGAAGAGCAAAAAGTACAACTACAAAAAGCTTTGGACACTATTGCTGAATTTGAAGCTGATAAAAAAGAAGCTATCAACAAGGCAAAAACTGAAAAAATTAAAGCTATCGTCAAAGACGAAAGCAACGTTCAAGCAATCGCTAAGGCAGGTTTGACACTAGAATCTGAAGATGATTTTACTGCATTTGTTGTCGCTATTGAAGCAATCATGAAAGTTGTAGAATCTTCTGATATGTTTGTAGAAAAAGGCGCTTCTACTGAAGAAGCCTCCAGTAAAGAATCTGCTGTAGCTAGACTGTTAAAAGCCAAGCAAGCAAAGCAAGCTAAGTAAATTAAAAGGAAAATATAATGCCACTAATCGCAACAGAAGCCGCTCGTCTTTCAAACGTAGTCAAACAAGAGATCTTTCCAGAAGCCGGTTATTGCCGCCTCGTAGTTACCTACAATGGTACTGCCGCTTCCCTAGTTCCTGGTACTGTCTTAGGTAAAGTCACCGCAGACGGTACATATAAAATTGCAGTTCAAACTGCTACCGATGGCTCACAAGTAGCCGATGCAATCGTAATGGTCGAGAAAACTGTAGCTTCTGCTACTGCCACCGGAGTTCTATGCTTAGTTCGCGGTGCTGCTATCGTATCTAAAGCTGGTCTAATTCTAGATACAAGTTATAACCTAGACGCCGAAAAAGATGCTGTATATGCTGCTTTCGATGCTAAGGGTATTCTCAGCAACGATACAGTTTAATAGCTAACGTATATTAATAATAAAACAAGGAAATTATAATGCAAACTCGCAGTTTTGAAAAACCATTTGAACTCGTTGACTATACCGAAGAACTACTCCTAGTTCCAAACACATGGGGTCTAGTTAACGAACTCGGAATTTTCCGTAATGAAGGTGTAGCCCAGCACAGCATTACCGTTGAATCCAGCCAAGGCACTCTCGGTCTAGTTACCGATAAAGTCCGTGGTGAGCGTAACAACGTAAACAGAGATGACACTCGTGCTCTACGTTCATTCGCTATCCCGCACTTTCCACTTGATGACGCAATCAAGCCTGAAGATGTCCAAGGCAAGCGCGCTTACGGCTCTCCAGATCAGTCTGAAACTGAAGCTGCTGTTATTGCACGTAAGCTAGAGCGTATTCGCCGTAGCCACGCTGCTACACTAGAAGCTGCTCGTTGCTTTGCCATTACCACTGGTTCTATCTATGCTCCTAATGGTACTGTTGCTGGAAACTACTACACCGATTTCGGTGTTACTCGTAAAGAGGTTGACTTTGTACTAGGTACTTCAAGTACTGATGTTCTAGCTAAATCTGAAGAGGCTATCGCTCACATTCAGGATAACATTCTCTCTGGTGAGAACGTAAGTAATGTAACTGTACTTTGCTCACCTGGTTTCTTCGGCAAGCTAATTACTCAAGCTGGCGTCAAAGAGGCTTACAAGTACTACTCTAGCACTCAAGAGCCACTACGTCAGCGTCTAGGCTCTGGTCTATACCGTCGTTTTACTCATGGCGGTGTCGAGTACATTGAATACCGTGGCTCTTACAACGGTGCTGTTCTGATCCCTGCTGGTGATGCTTACGCAATGCCACTAGGTACTAGCGACATGTTCATCAGCTACTTCTCACCTGCTAACAAGTTTGACTTTGTTAACACCATTGGTGAAGAGGCTTATGCTTTCACTTTCCGCGATCCTAAAGGTAGCCAGATTGAGATTCAAACAGAATCTAACTTTGTGAACCTAGTTCGCCGCCCACAAGCTCTAGTTCGTTTGTTTTCAAGCAACTAATAGCTAGTTAATTTAGATCCCCGCTTCGGCGGGTTTCTAACATAAGAATTGAAATATAGCATTAGTATTGTTATATTATAGTGCTATTAAGTTTACAGACTACGCTATAGTCTTTTTAAATACTTAGATTACGCTATAGTACTTAAATACTTAGATACTACTATTTCAGTTTTTATGTTAGATACACTAAAGGACATATATTATGACAATTCATGCACTTCGTATAGAGCTTGGTGATACATCTGCAGAATTTCCAATTATGTCAGATGACGAGTATACATATTTCTTGGGTAAGCATGATTGGAATATCCAACGAGCTTCTATGGATTCAGCTAAGAGTATTCTTCTAAAGCTTTCTATGCGTACCGATGAAACTGTAGATATTTTTAGTATTAAAGGCTCCTCAGCTGCAAAGAACTATATGCAGGCATTGCAGTTATATATTAAGAGTCCAGGTCTTAATTCTATGTACGATAAGATTCAAGGTTATGCAGGCGGTATATCTAAGGATGATATGATAGCTAATGATGCTAACTTAGATAACAATATAATTAAACAACCATCTGATACTTATTATACCTCAAGGACTAATCCTTCTTACCCATCACGGTTTGGTTCGTTTGGCATTTAACTGAAGGAAGTATATGGATAGATATTTAGCTCTTACAGTTAAGGCATTAAATCAACACGGTAAAATTTGTACTTATACTGTAGTTCAAGAGGGTTATTATGATGTTGAGACAAGTTCTACAAGCAACACAGAAACTAGCTATCAACTTAGAATGTACAAGAAGCACGTAAGAGCTAATCAGTATAACTTTCCGAATATGATAGGAAGAGATTCTGCTCTTTTTCATCTAGCGAATAATAATCTAGCGTTTACACCTGCTGTTAAAGATAAGATAACAGTTGATTCTACTACTTATACTATAGACTCGATAACTGAACACGCTGCAGATGGTCTGATAATTCTATATAAGATATTAGCCGTAAAGAGTTAGTAATGCAAATATCAGTAAATACCTCTGCACTAGAGAAGAGCTTGAAAGACTTCCACGAAGAAGCTACTAGAAAGATGCAAGGTATGGTGGAAAAATTCTCATACATTGTAGCTGTAACCGCAATAGATAATACTCCTATCGGTGATGCAGTTAAGTGGGAAGACCTTTACTTGAGGAGACAAAAATTAATCGGACTAGAACCTATAGAAGGTTTTGCTAAGGGTTCTTGGAGAGTATCTACAGATGGTACTCTTGAGATGCAAGCACTATACGGAGACAGTTCTGACGATATGGCATCTTCACTTATTAAATCAGACTTAAATGATTATAAGCTAGGTGAAACTATCATGATCAGTAACTTTGGGCCTTATATACTAGAACTTGAAAAGAATTTTGATAGGTATAATAAAAATCAACCAATAATGCAGCCTACAATTGATTCCGTCATGAGAACATATCAATTACATCTTGACGATTATTATAAGGAAAGTTAATGGCAATTATACAAATTAAAAGAGCAGCTGAACGTAGGCTACTTGCTTTGACCCCTACTTTAGCTACAGCATGGGAGGGAGTTAGTTTTGAGCCTACTGCTTCAATATACCAAAGAGTTCAATTTACAATTCAAGCCCCAGAAGATCCTGTGCTAGGTGTAGGCTTCCACCGTGAAAGAGTAACTCTACAGGTGTTTATTGTAGGTTCTGCTAACAAAGGTACTTCTGAAGTTATTACACGGGCTGAACTTGTTCGCAATCACTTTGCAAAAGGTTTAGTACTAGAAGAAGATAATGTAAAGATACATGTACTAAAAACACCACAAATTGCTGGTAACACTGTTGTATCTGAGAGGGTAATCTGCCCTGTACTAATTCAATTAGTTGCAGAAGTATACTCATACTAATCGAGGTTGCTGAACCTAAATCAGTACATTTGCAAATGTTGAAAATTTAAATTAAGGAAAATAATATGCCAATTTCAAAAGGTACATCAAAAGTTGTTGCGTACAAGAAAGAGAGTACTTGGGGTACTGTAGCTGGTGCAACATCTGCTAAATTACTTCGCCGTGTAACTGCCAGTTTTAACCTAGTAAAAGAGGCTTATGAGTCTAGTGAGATTCGTACAGATCGGCAAGTCTCTGACTTTCGTCATGGCGTGCGTTCTGCTGAAGGTTCTCTGAATGGTGAGTTATCTGCTTTAACTTACTCTGATTTCATGGGTTCTATCAGTGGCCGTGATTTTACTTCTGTTAGTCTAGGCGCTTCTGCTCAAGTAACAGTTACGTCTACTACTGGTATTTACGAACTTGTTCGTGGAGCAGGTTCATGGTTAACTGACGGTGTTCGTGTAGGTATGATTGTCCGTGCTAGTGGTTTAACAGCTACCTCAGATAATGCAAAGAACTTGCTAGTCGCTTCAATTACAGCTACAAACTTAACTGTAGTGCCTCTAAATAGCTCTACAATGACGGCACAAGTTGCTGCATCTGCTGTGACACTAGTTGCACCAGGAAAGCAAACCTTCGTACCTGCTACCGGCCATACAGACGATTCATACACAGTAGAAGAGTTCTACTCTGATATTGCTCAATCTGAAGTTTAT